GGTACGGAATGCTTATGCTGTGTCGAGGATAGGCAAGTTACGTTTCAATAGGGCAGGCATGGAACGGTCGGATAGGTTTCGATGAGTTGTGTTCGGGCAGGCAAGGTATTGTCGGTTGTTGTATGGCGATTTGAGTTGGGTCGAGTTGGGTTATGATTCGGCAGGTATGACTGTGATCTGTTGGGGCGAGGCAAATCAGGATGTGTTAAGGAAAGCTGCGATTTGGTAAGGTGCGTTATTTATGAATAATAAAAAATACTATAGTGATGTTAAGTTTACTGCTAGAGAACTCATAGCAATACTTAATGTACTAAAACACTCTCAACAGTTTGGGCAGTCTGTTGCTCCTGAAGATACTGTTCATGAAATTATAAATAAGATCCAGAACGGCACGTATGAGCAAAAGTCATAAACGTCTATGTTCTAAGTGCTGGAGTAAAATTACTGATGAAGACGAGGAAGCTGCGTATCTTGGTTTAAGTCTAGAAGCACTACGTGCAATCAGGAATTATCCTAAACCTAAAGTATTTCGCAGAAGAAAAAGAGGTAACAAGTATGTGAAGTTCAGATAGGGATCTCGCCGTTGCCCACCTATGCTAAGTTAGCTCAGCCAGAATTGACTTAACATGGTGCAAGATCCCTATTCTGTTAAACCAGGATAGTATTTAGCTTTACCATTCTTCTTTACCATTCGTAATACTTCTTTACGATTCTCACCTACAGAAGAATAAGAAACATGAACCCATCCTGAATTTGGTCCTTCAGGTTTACCTGTTATTTTTGATACACGTTCAGGAGCATAGTTTTCTAGAATTAATTGATCAAACTCTAGGTTGTCTTTAATCCATTGTGCTAGTTCTAGATTAGAAATCTTCTCACTAATAATTTCTATATCTGCAGCAGCAGAAGTTCCTGAACAACAATGTTGTGATTTATTAGATCCACCTATAAGACTATTCAAAGCCTCTGATCTAAAACAACTATTGATTTTTGTAGGTCCAAAGTTATCTCTTATTGGCTGCAGTACTTTTAAAGTAAGTGCAGTAATGCGTGTAATTGCATTTGTATCTAAATGTTCTTCTTGATCTATTCCTGCATGTACTGCAGTAGGAGAATAAACCAATTCTTGTAGACTAAAGTTTTGGCTTATTCTCATTGCTAACCAATCATCCTTTGATAAGGTCTTTGAGGGATTTGTGACTGTGAGCATTATCACCATCAACAGCACTATCAAGTGCATCTCGTACCTCTTTAGGAAGTTTATCAAGATGTGGTTCTAAATGTTCTGCTGCTAGTGATTGCGCTTTATCTGCAACAATGTCTTTCAGCATGTTTGCCACAAATGGCAATACGAGGTTAAGCATATTATCGTTCCTTTCTTCATCGGTTTGTTGTGGTTTAAAAAATCCATGTAAGTAATTAAGCAGCTTTTCCAGCATCTGCTTCTCCGTTATCGTGTGGTGGTATTTCGTGTTTTTCTGGTTCTTGAGCTAGATCACCTCCTGATTCAAAATAGAATTTAGCAATACCTGCAATGATTGGTATAAATGCTCCAATAAGAATGTTTAATAAATCTTTTGAAGAACCTGGAAGCTCTTCCGATGCTCCTAACATTATATGGACTACATATGCAAATATGCCTAATGCAGACAATGCTATTGCAAATCTAGCTATAAATCGACTTACTTGAATCCTTTCATTCACCGTCATCTGCTGCTTAACAGGTTTCGGAGGATCAGGCTTTTCTACAGTAGTTGTTGTTATCTCTTTAGCCATTATCGTTTATTTGCTATAAGAGCTTCAGCCATTCCTTTGATTTCCATGGAAAGGCGTTCGTTCGTTTTTGCCACATCCTTGAATGCTACACTCAATCCATTGACTGCATCCGAAGTTATACTGTTCTGTTTGTTTTGCTCCTTAATAACATCAATCAATCTTTCGTCACCTCTAGTGTCTTTTTCTTCCCAGCGAATAATTTCTTCTTTGTGACCTTGCTGTGTTTTAAATATATACCAGCACATAATACCAATAATCACCGCAGGAAGTCCGATTCTTTCCACTAACATCAAGATAGATTCTACTTCCATAAGACCTTGAGGTTGTGGTGGTGTAGCTGAAGGAAAATGGTGATCCATTTAAGGCTTTGGATACTTTTCTTTTACAGCTTTAATCTTAGCTTTCCACCCATCTATATCATGGTAAATCTGGTCAAGCTGTTCAGGAATTGGGTCGTAAGCTACGGCTCGATCACGTTGGTACTGCTTAGAATCGTAGTCGGCTTGGAGTTCTGTTAGTTTTTCTTGAATTGCTTTTTCTGTTGGTGGCGTTTGTCCATCAGTAAAAATAAATTCCGCAACTGGCCCATCACCGGGTCCAGATAGTTGACCACCAACAAGTGCTAACACAGCATCAAAATAAGTAATCATCCCTTTATCTCCATGACAGTTAGATTAGACGATGTAGTTGTGTAATCAACATTATTTCCTTGATTGCCTGCTCTATTCAGCCTAGCAGTGTAGCTAGTATGATTAGTTGCAAATTGAACTTTAATTGTTAAAGCACCTGAAGACCAATTAGGTGTAGCATCGTTACATCTAATTCTTCCACCAAAACTGTAAGGTATTAAAAAATAAGTATCACTAGATGTAGGACCACCTGCTGAGACTCTTATCCTACTACCAGTTTGATTGCCTATTAAAATTGGTCCGTCAGTTCCTCCTCCGCTTATATACAAACGTGTTGCAAAACCATAAGAAGCTTCACTATTTGAACCATGAACATTAGATTGAATAAAAAGATAATTAGTGGCAGATGATGGAGTTAAACTAACACTTAAACCTGTTGCATCAGTCCAATTTCCTGCTCCGAAATCATCAGTTGAATTTTGGTTATCATTTTTTTGTGCAGATACTACTTGCAAAATATGACCAGTAGGAACCCCAGATCCCCAACTCCAATTCCCAGAAGCATATTCAGCTAATTCCTTATTAGTAGTCGCTGAACCATCAATAATTTTGTCTACTTGTAATGAACTAGGCATGATTTTTATTCTGGTTTAGTGGGCCAAGTTATGTTGTCAGGATCGCTAAAATCCATGTCTCTTAATGCTTTTCTGTACGCTTTCCACTCTGTTTTTTTTGTAGTAGGAAAGTCCTCAACCATATAAACATCTGTTTCTGCAAGCATTGAATTTCTCTCTGCTTTTGCTTCAACAACATTTATGTCATCTGTCGTTTTATATTCAACAGGAAAACCATTATTTATTTTTAAATATTCAGGCATTTATAACTCCATACAATCTGATCGTTCCTCTTGACGGATTACTTGAATCACTTGTGTAAAATTTAATTCCTGTTAAAGCACCTTTATCGCCAGTATTTTGATGCCTAGTATGCCCACCCGAAGCAACAAACCAATTTCTATAATTGCTACTGTTATGAAACCCACCCGTCCAATTAATTGCGTGCCATCTCGTATCAGTAGGTTTAGTTACTGTCATTTCAGTATTTATACCAGAAGCATCAGCAACTCCACCATAACTAATTGTATTAAGTCTCATATTAGCTTCAGAAGCACTGTATGCTATTCGGGTACTACCACCTGAATCAAAACCTTGTGAAACATAATCGTAACCAGTTGAAGTAGCTAAAGAGCTATTTATATAAAACTGGATTTTTAGATTTACGGAACTTGCTAAAGAAATATCTTCTAAAATTATTTTATATGTTGAATAGCTAGCTGTTAAAAGTGACGATGATCCTACATCTACTGATGAACTAGAGCCTCCAAACGTGACTGTTTGTAATAACTTCCAACCCCAATTTCCTACTACTGAAGAACCTAAAGTCCCTGCACTAATCGTATTATTAAACGAAACATTACCACTTGAAATAGTAAGTGCTTCGTTATTAGAAGTGTCTCTAATTGAGTTAACTTTCAGTTCTGAACTCATGATGCCTCACATTTAAGAGCTTTAAGTTCATCAGTAGTTTTACAAGAATCTACTTGTTTAGTTATATCTCTAAGTCGTTGCTTTTCTGCTACAATTGCTTTTGTATCAGATCCTGATTCTTGTGCTTGCATAAATTTAATATCTTCAGCTTCAAGCAAAGGTTTTCTTTCTTGCCTTAATCTTTCTTTGGTGATGTCTTTTGCTTTATCTAGGTTGATTGTAATCATGCACCTACTCCGTCATGTCCATTCTTGTCAAAATCATATTCCCACGCATTCAAAAATTCATAATCACTTGGTAAATCAGAAGCATTAATAATTTTATATTTAACACCAGTAGGAACATCTTTTTTAGCTGTTTCTTCAAGTGACAATTGGCCTGTTGGGTTTAAAACTATAATAAAACCATTTTCGTTAGGATATATAATTTTTTTCATATTAATACATTACTATTACATGAAAGGCTGAGTTGTATGGACCTTGATGTTCATAAGTAACACTAATTTTAAAATAACTTGATTGCTTATCATGTACTGAAACATTATACCCACCTGCTGCGTTAGCAGATCCAACGACAATATAATCTGTAGTAGATGCAGGCACAGTAAAATCTAATTTATATGAACCTGTTCCTGGTTTAGATGTGGCAGAAAAACCTTGTCCTCGATTATAACTTCCATCAAGAGCAATATCTGCAAAGGCTCTTACCCTAAAATTTCCACCTATCGTTTTAGATCGTGCATCTGCACTTTGATCAACTAATCCACTCATACTAGCTCCAATCTTGGTCTATGTAATTTATACAATACATTAAAGCGTCTGTGCCATTTGGTGTAATGCGTAATCTAGAAGTATTGTCATATAAAACTAATCTATCGTTCCATGCAAATGTTGCATCTTTATCCATTGGAGTGTCTTCCAATAACCAGACATAATTTGATCCACTATCGTTAGATAACTCTAAATGAATCTGAGTATTTGAACTATGATTATTTTTGAGAATAATATTTAAAACCACATATATGTGATGCTGTGTTGGGGTCAAGGTGTATGCTGAAGTAATAGTTCCAGACAAACTTTTTAAAACCTCTGTTCCGCCACCAGTTGGTATAGCCATATCAACTCATTATTAATGATCGGTGTAATGCCTTTTGAGCAAAAGATTGTTTGTCATGGATGCCACCAGTTTTGGCTTGTATGGCGTTGTTATCCACAACGATGTAACTAGAGAATAAAGCTTTTAAAAAATTCATAGTTCCTTTCTAAACAATGACTAATGTTCCATTAACAGTTAGACTTCCATTTGTACCTATTGTTACTGGCCCAGCCATTACCGCATTTTCATCTGCACTTATGGTTACAGCAGAGTTGATCGTTGCAGGGTTTCTTAATAATCCTGATACAGTTGATGACACATGGCCTGTGACACCAGATGAATCATGATTAACTGTAGTAAAATCACCTTGAGCAATAGAACCAGTTCCTTGTCTTTTCATGCGTTCTCCAATACTGAAACTATAACTTCTGCTTTGTTCGCTACAGAACAAGCACCATGTATTTCTGATGTATCTGTAATAACAATTTTTCCATCAACAAGATCTAAGTTTCCTCCTACTGGAATTGAAGTGCTTTTACAAATATGAATTTTGCTGTTATCTGATGCAACAAGAGCAATATCGACTGTCACTGTAGCCGTATGCACATTTGCTATATTTAATCCTATAACAACATGTCCTTTGTCAGTTGTTACTGCACTAAGGTCTGCACCAATTTGAGAAGCTGTTCCATGATTCCCAATAGATGTTTGTCCAAGTGCTGATTTTCTAGTTACAAATTTTGCCATAGACTACCCCAGAGCGATTGCAAAGACGATTGAGTTTGCTTGTGAAGTTGCATCTGCTGCTGTTGCAGAATTAGCTGCAGCCGTAGCAGAACTTGCTGCTGCAGTTGCTTGTGCAGAAGCTTTGATTGAATAATGTTTTGCTGAATATTCTGCTGTATCTACAAGATCATCTTCTGCTGCTGTAGCCCATTCTTTAGCAGCACCAGCATTTGATGTATCAGTTACACCAGTACCACCAACAGCCCATGCTTTAGATGAATAATCTGATCCTGTTACAACACCATTTATTTTAGTAGCATAATTACCTGCTAATGTTGCTGATGTTGCAGCAGCAGTTGCTGAACTAGCTGCATTGGTTGCTTGAGTAGTAGCATTAGCTACCTGTGCATCTGGATCATTTGTTGATACACCAATATCTCCATTAGCATCAAACTTTAATGCTTTAGAAGCTCTATCTGCTTTATTTACATTTAAAGTACCAGCAGTTTCAGGATTAGAGTCAAATGCTGTTGTTCCAGCTAAAGAGGATGCAAACTTAAAAGAATAATCTTTACCATCGTCAAGCTGTTGTGCTATTTGAGTAAGCTTGTCATAGCTGTTTTCTAATGTCTCTGCATCTATAGTTGAGTTGTTTGTGTAATCAGATGTTTGTGTTAATGGAACATTACGTGTAACAACTATGCTATCTGATGATGAAGGATACGATACTGTAGAATCTACAGTAAATCCTGTTGCAATATAGGTAATGGTTGCATTCGATGAAGTTCCTGCATTTTGTACTGTATAGTGAACATCTTTCTTTAAATATCCAGATGCTCCTGCAGTATATCCTCCACCAGTTATAGGTGTTCCTGAACCAGACGATGCTCTTTCAAAATAAACTTCTATATGTGTGGCATCAAGAATAATAAAACCTATTGTATGTGGACCCTGATTACCATTACCAGCAAATGAAAATCTGGTTGTAGTTGCAGTTACTGTCATTAATAGCCTCCTACTACAGCACTAGGTCGTATTGCTTCAATATAATCTTGGTTTTCCATAGACTTAATAGCATTTTCCATTCTACCTAAATAACCTGGATTGACATACTCCTGTACGTGGTACAAAAGTCCGTAGTTGATTGCTGGCTCAAGATAAAAAAGATTGCCAAAAGGTATGTTCGATTTAACAACAGACCATGCTTTTGCTGCATCTTCGTCTCCATTAATTAAACCTTGAAACAATCTCACAGAATCTCTTACATCTCCTGCTGCTGGACCAAATGCTATTTCAGGCCAGCCGTAGTTATATGCAGAAAAATTGTTGTAGACAAAATCTCCAACGATTCCTGCAACACCAGATTGTACTAAGGAAGCGGCTGCGGTAGAAGCAGCAAAAGGATCTTTAGGTTCGCGACCTCTAAAAAGATCTTTTGCAGTTAATGATGCATATCCCAGCATTATTGCTGGTACTAAGTGTAATGAAGAATTGCCTAAACCATTCTGCATCATTCTTGGATATTGCTGAATCGCCATGGTTAAAGGAAAACTCCTAAACATCCAAAACGTCTCAGCCAACACACCTGGAACTGTACCCCTCTTGAATCCAAATGACATAATGGCTTTTTCATTTTTCCCAGGTTGTGGGACTGCCATTCTGGATTCTGTCACAAAGAAGATCTCTAACTTGTCAGCAAGTTGTTGTGCTTGCTTAGATGCAGAGAAGTTCTTTAGGTGGTCAGGTGTAAAATATAATTCATTTGCAAAGCTGTCAATAGTTCGACCCTGTAAAGCAGCCTGTTCGGTTATATTATACGGACCAGCTTTATTGATTAATGCCCAATCACTTTCTGATATGTCGTACTGATTCAAAACACGTTTGTAGCTTTCTGAAAGTTCATTCCATTTAAGTAATGACATATCGCCCATATAAGCAGATGCCATTCTAGCAAAGCCTTCTCTGTTAGCATTTGTCCAAAAGTTCAATCCGTTATACATAAACATTGCATCAGCCATTTTGCTAAGAGATCCACTTAATCTATCTTGTGCAAAATACCTAGATGAACTGCTTGTCAAAATACCATCAATGCCAAGACCTAAATACTTGAACATATCTTTTTCTGTTATGTCCATGTCTTTAGTAATACTTTTCTTAAGATTCCTAAAAGTATCATAATATGCAGAGAAGAATGATTTGCCTTGGTAATGCATTGTCATTGCTTGAAACAACGGATCGCTAAATGACGAAAGCATTGCTTTGCCCATATCAGTAATGATATGCCAGTTTAGATAACCATTAAATATTTTGGTGAGCGTAGGATTTTCTGGAATGTAATTACGTCCAGATAAAACATCATATCTTGTATCAACACCTGATCCTGCAAACGTAGCTTTAGAAACTTTATATTGACTCATAATAGCTTCTTTAAGATTATCAAACGTAGTTTGTGGATCAGGTCCTAATCGCTTAATAAGAACAGATCTATCGCTTTGTAAGGTCAATCCTTCAATCATTGCATTCAAAGGATCTTGATGTCCAAATCTTTGGTTATATGTAATCCAGGCATCTGCATCTTTAAAATGCAATCTACGTGATGCAGACAATGCATCAGACATAGATTCGACTGTCTTATCTTTGATTTCTTTTTTATCAGTAAGCCTAGAATAAATATCTTCTAGTATTTGACGATTGGGAGGGAATCCATTAAATGTTGTGTCTTCATCTAATAATGGCATGACAAAATCAACCCACTCTTGCATTTGTGCCAGTTTCATATCTGTCACATTGTGGTATTGAATGGTTACATGCTTTGGATTGTAGATGATTGATGCACCAAAAAAATTAGACTCTTGGACAACACGCATATTTTCACGTTCAAGAATCTTTGCCATTTCATAGGCTTGATTATTTCCTGTTACACTTTTTTCTTGAAACGGAAATCGTTCACGAACTACGTCTTGCTGAAACTTCTTGCTCCTAAACAGTTTATGCATTTCTGTTCGTGACAAGCCTGTAGCATTTATAAAATCCATTTGTATTCGACCATGCAATGTTGCAGTTCGTGCTTCCATTTCATGTCCAATACTTTTAAGAAATCCAGTTCCTTCCTTAGTGCTACCTGTTAAATAGATCTTAAAACGACTTACTGCATCTTTATATGACGTAGCACCTTCAGTAATAAAGTTATAAGCAGTTTCAAACGCATGTTGCATAAGATCTGCTTCATTTGCTCTTTGCTTCTTATGAAAGTCAGCATTTGCAGCTAATCGTTCTGCACGATCAAATATTTTTTCAGAAGATCCACCTTCTGCTAAATAATCTAAAAACGCTTTAGCTTCTTCAGGATCTTGTCCGTGCTTCTCTACGAGAAGATTAGTGCATTTATCTTGAGCCATTGCTTGTCAAACATCTTGCTGCATCAAGCACAACTTGCTTGCGTTCATCTATCATTTTGTTGACTTGTTCTGATTTGTTGCGGATATCCTGTATCCTGGTTTTAACTTTTTCAGGAATTTCAACAAACTGTCCCAAAGCCGATTTAATGTTTTGTTGTATGGTTTCAGCCATATTTTGAGGCTGTTCTTTATAAGTGTATTGTTCATTTACGTCCTTGTAATCCCATTTAATGTCATCCTGACTTGTTGTAATACGTTCTATGGTTATTCCATTTTCATCTGGTCGTACTTCTATTTTGACATCTGCATCTGCCAACTCGACTAAAGCTTCTTCAAACTTTATTTTTGCATCGGGTGTTGACGGATTAAGAAATGTATCTGGTATGTAGATGCCTTTGTATCCATAAGAATTAGATGTTGTGATTGTATCTCTTATCAAATCAGCAATACCTTTTGCGGTTGATATAGGAGTTGTCATAAGAACATCTACCGTTAAGTAAGAAACATCGTTAATCATCTTACCAACTGATGTAGATAGTGATCCTGCATCGTTTTGTCGGTAATTCACACCAGTATTCAGATAACGCAGTCCTTTACCTTGATGCATTGATAAATCTGGTGATTTACCCATTTCGAGTTGATCCATGACCATAGCAATCTTAGACATATGGTCTTCAGGTAAGACTCTTTGGTTTCTATTCTGAAACTTTCTAATTCCTGCAATGGTTCCTCCTGCTAATAAACCACCTATTGCCATTTCAGTTAAGACCATTTTTGCATCCCATTCTTCTTGAAACTTAGCTCTTTTATCTTTCACCAAAATACCACCAATGCCTAAACCTAATGATGCATCTCCAGTATCTTTGATAACATTGCTCAAAACTCCTGACCCATTTTTGGATTTTATTGCACCAGATGTTTTTTGTATTTGTTTACCAAGTCTTATTGCTTTTAAGCTTTTTGATGCTAAACCAAAAAAAGGAACAAAGGCTAAAGGATCAACTGCAGATCCAACTGCTACTCCTGCAAATTGTGCTAAAGTTCCTGCACCAGATACGTTTTTAGTAAGATTGCTATAGTACTGATTGCGATCATGTGCTTTAGACAACAACTCTGCTTGACCTAAAGTCATTCCATCAAAATATTTAATGTTGTCTCTATAAAACTGGCTACTTATATATTCGTCTTCTGTTATAGATGATTGTTGTTTTGCGTTATCAAACGCCATTTCATCAATAAGCTCATTCCACCAGAGGTTAGAAAAGCCATAAGATATTGATTCTCTAAATACTCTGCCAAAAGAAGGCTCATACGTATTGACGTAGTAATCTAATACTGCATCAGAATTTTGTGGTTGATAACGTGGTATCATCTTTCAACACCTAAAGCTGTATCTATTTTATCAATGACACCTGTTTGCTCAATTTTTTCATGCAGTATATCTACAACTTCAGCAGCACTTTGTGCATTATCAATAGACCAATAAACCATATCATCCCATAAACTAAGTTCTTGTCGTTTTCGTTCTTTGACCATATCCCCAAATACTTTATTTATGTTTGATACTGAAGTGTCCTGGCCTACTCTTGATAAAAAATCTACAAATACCTCATATTCAATTTGTCCCATTGGATTTTGAACATTTCCAGAATCTGTAAAACTAAATGTATTCCACATGCTTGTTGCATTTCTTATCAACCTTCCAGGTATATTCTGTATGTATCTTGCAGTCTCTTCAAAAACTTGTGGTACAAATGGCAGATCATAGGGTTCTTGATACATACCTAATATTCTTGAATCTGTAAGCAACCCCTGAAGATTTCTGCTTAGTTTCATTTTTCTTTGAAATACATCATCATCACCAAAAGATTCGTTATATATCTCAACTGCTTCTTTAATAAGGTTGTATTTATATTTTGGGTCTAAAGTAAAATGAACATTCATAACGTCTTCTAAAGCAGCAAGTTCTATTCTGTATCTAGAAAATTTTGCAATTTCTTCCCATGACATTTTTAAATTAGTGTCTTCTTGTGCTGCTCTTGGAGCATTTTCATTTCTTCCAAAGAAAAAAGACAAACCTGATCCATCACCTGATTCTCTTATAAAAACTGCCATATTTCCTTCATCACTACCCATTCTCATATTGTAGTCATTCCGAAACTTCTCATTTTTCATAAAAAGAAATAATTGGTTAAGACCGTATTGAATATCTCTAGTACCTAAATGTTCATATTGAGTTATATATTTTTTAGGTATCAAAATATTTGTTGTTCCATCTCCTGGCGATTCAACAAAATAGTATTGAGAATGTACTAAGTTTTTTAATATTTCATCGGATGAAGGAGGTCTTCCATTAGTGATAGTATATTGATGTGCATACTTCATAAAAAAATTAGATATAGAATTCATTGGATCTGGCAAATTCAATGTTCTATTTATATATGAAGCAGCATATCTAGCTGTTGTTTCTAAATTATCCTCGCCCTGCATTAAATATTTATTTGCATCTCTATAAGTAGACAAACCAGGATCATTAGTGTTTACATATTTACCATCCCTTATAGCTCTTTTTTCAGTAATATCCATTGCTTCAAATATTAAAAGAGTATCCATAGAATACCCATCTTCAAATACTTGAGCATTGGTTTCGCCATATTCTCCATTACCTAAATAATATCGTATTGTTTTAGGTTGTGGAGTTACCATTTCTGGATTGTATGATTCTTTATTAGGGTTAGCAAAATATGCTTGTGCATTGGTACTTGGATGCATTTGAAATACATCTGATGTAGGAAAGTGCTGATCGTAATAATATCCTGCTTGTTGATAAAACAACTTGTCTGCACCTTTTACGATTGGTTGGTGATAAAAATTAAACATTTCTTTAGCACGAACATACGAAGGTTTCTTTTTTAAGATAGAAACATGTTCTTCACTTAATTGTGGTGCTGTTCCTGTATAATCAATATTGCCACCAATGTTTTCCATATTTTAACCTTCTTTCTCTTTTACAAGTTTTTGTAAAGACATATTACTTCTTTCAACTGGCGAAGAATTAGGATTAGATTGTATAGCTTTAGCATCAACAGGATTTTCTATAAAAAATTTTACTCTTTGTTTGTAATCCAGTTCTACAGTTTTGTAATATCTTTTAAAATAATTTCTTTGTGTAGCATATGGAATATTGACTGATTCTAACCACTTTCTCCATGCTCTTAATGCTTTATCTAATCTATTTATGTCGTTCTTTGATGTAATTTTTCTATTTAATATTTGTTTACCATAAAAAATATGGCTGTCAAAATTATCTAAAACTTGTGATGCAGAGACATATCCAGCATTACCACTTACTTCGTCAAATTCTGCAGCTTTTCTAGGATCAGGTGGTTTGACACCAGTAGTTTGTATAGATAATGATAAATCAGGATTTCTTTCATATTCCTGAACATGATAATCCATCCAATTATTTGCTTGTCTACTAAAACTAAATTCTTTCCTAGACCAATCTCCAATTTTTCTATTTTTATTTAATAACTCAACGTATTTTTTCCCAGCGTTTTGTGCAAACTGATTAAGCTGTTTTTGATCAAAAAAACTACTGTAAGTATCATAATAGTCTGATGTTGGTTCAACTGTAATTCCTGCAACTGAACCATCATCACCTTCAATAATATTAGCTTCAGTGTAATTAATTAAAAATTCTTTGACATTATTAATGTCATCAGACTCTGTTTGATTTTTTAATAAAACAAATGTTTCGTTTTTTGCAAATTGATTAGCTATTGGCGAAAACTGTTGATCAAGTTGTAATATAAATAAAGGACTTAAATCTGTACCTGGATCAATAACTTTACCTTCATCATCAAATTGTTGATAGCTTTCTTGTTTCAAAAAACTATTTAAAGCCATTCTTTGAGATGCATCACCTTTACTAGCTTGTAATGCAAAAGAAGATACAAGATTGCGTTTATCATCATTTATGTATTTATCAGTTTCTACTCCTAAAGTGTCTCTATAAACTTCATAATCAGTTTCTATTTTTGCAAGTCCTTGATAAATGCTTGTGTCACCGCTCAAAACTTGACCAGAAATAACAGAACCATTTTTTCTAAGTTGTTTGACAACAGCATTTTTTGTATTAGCTATAGATATTTTTTGTGCATTAGCAAATGCTGGTGCAAGTGCTCTTCTAACTTTAAGTTCAACTTTTTTATTAAATCCTGGACCATATTGATCTGTAGAATATTTTTGTATAAGTCTATCAACTAAAACTTCTTCTCTAAAATTTTGACCAACTTTTCCATAATACTGTTCTGTAGGTAGTTCATAAGATACAGATTCATCTTTTACATTGACTTGAAATGGTTTGTTGCTTTGTGTGCCTTCCTGAAACTGTTTACCTGCTTTGTAAGAATCTAATTCAATATTATCAAGTACTGTTTGCTGTTCTTGTTTTTCAAGCTTTTGATTTGCTTTGGCAATAATAGTTGCTGCATTTGCGGTATCTGTTATTGCACCTGTAGCTTCTTGAACAATTTGTCTTTGTAAAGCAAATTGGTTTTGTCCAGGTGCTTCACGTTCAGCAATAAACGTATTTGCTGGAGCAGAAGGATTGATTGCACGTTGTTGCTGAAAATTTAATCTCATGAAAAGACTCCAGCAGAATATAAAGATGCACCAGTTTGTGCTCCTTGTGCTGCTCCACCAACTGTAGCAAAAAGAACTTGTGTGCTTTTACTTCGTTGAACGTATTTTTTCCTTGTTGCAAACTGGTCTGCTTGATTCATAAATGATGTGTATTGAGCATCACCTTGATCAATGAAGTCCTGAACTTTGCTGTCTACCTGTGTCATGAACGTATTCATTTCAGCTTGGTTTTCTGCATCTTGAGCAACAATAACATCCCAAGTTGTTCCTTCTCCTGCCATTGCTCCAGATCCACCAATTTTAGATTCCATATTTCCTATGCGTTGTGCATGAGATCTAGCTAATCTGGTTTGTTCTAAATCTGACATCATGCGGAAGCCATTAGATTGGGCATAAAAACCCATTCTTGCACTTCTAGCATTTCTTCTAGCCATAGCTTCTGCTGAATCCAACTCTCTTATTTGAGAGTCAACTTCCATGCTTTTACCAAAACCTTTGATTAGGCCACCACCTATAGCTCCTAATCCTCCAGCTAGTCCAACTGACATTTATCTCCTTTGTCTAAAAATAGACCAATCACGACCTTGCATAGGTCTGACTAATTCACATTTTTGTGTCATAAGTTTGTAGTAAGGTGAAGATTCTTCACATACTACTAAATAATCAGGTGTTCCTTGTTCACGCATCAAAGTGTCTAGTGATTGAAACGCCATTCTAGAATCTCTAGTAGATGCTATTCTTGAATCCATCCACCAATGAACAGTAGGACTTGCAGTACAGAATGCACCTATAATTTTTCCTTCTTTACAGACCATATGCGTTGGTCCAAGTAAAGTTCTGTCACCATCATCGTAAGCTGCTTCTTCAAGATAATGTTCGTCTTCTTCTGACTTGATAGGCCAGACATGTATATCAGTTATCATTGGTTTCGTAATCCAGTTCGAGGGCAAGAATATTTACTGGTAAGGAATCATCCATCTGTATCTGAAACTGTCCGTCAGTAAATCCTTGGCTGATAGGAACCATTTCCTGAACACCAGTAAACAGAGTTGGAGGATCACCGTATTCATCTGAAGTCGTTCTTGTTACAAGTTCAGATATAGTGTCGGTAGCAGTAGAAGCTGGATAGATTCCATACTTAATATTTGGAGTTCTAAACAGCTTGGCCCATGCTCTATGGATTCTTTTCTTGTTTCCAATCCGAACATTGCCACCAGGACCAACGACAACAGGTAAGGTTACAAGTTTTGACTGATAACCTAATCCTGCTACTAAAGTAGAAAAGTTTGTTGTAGCACCAGAATCTGCAGTTCCTGAAGATACTGCTTTATCATCGAGTTGTGCTCCATCACCAAGAAGTCTTACTGTTTGACCTTCTAAATGTGACATTCCAGTAACTTGTGTTGCATTAGATGCGACTACATGTCCATCGACAAAACGTGATGTTGCAATAGCTTCATCAGACATCCAGGTTTCCATAACTTCTATGGTTTCAATAATGTCTGTACCAACAACTCTTCTAACTAAAAGCCAAAGCTGATCTCTGTTATCTGCAGGAATTGTTGCCATATCTAGAACAACAGCATGAGTCAGATCATTTGTAAGATGTCCTGTAGGATCTGCTTTTGTTGCTGCATTAGAATAAGTGTATGAACCACCTATAGAGTGTGTATGCCAAGCAACAACATTATTTTGTGGGATGTAAGTAACGCAGATGAGTTTTCCGTTACCATCACGTATCCAGTTGACGAAATTAGGTATCTGTGTCGCAACAACCTGTTTACCTTGACCATCTAGTATGTCGTTGGATCTTATGGTCATATCAAAGGATTTGGAGGTCGCATTGACATCACCAAAATTGACTAATCGAACACGTTTACCAGTACCTTGGATGTAAATAACATTTTCATCTGTAGCGACTGCATTGGAGTTTTCTTCTGCAGGCTGAGTACCTTCTCTTTTTATAGTGAAGTTAATAGGTGTGATGGTTAGATCTTGTTCAGATCCATAGACTGTGTAAATACCACCTGTTGTCCCTGCAAGAAGCTTTTCTTGTGCAATAAGAAACTGAATCTCATCTACTGTTCCTGAATCAAAAGTAAACGTCATTGCATTACTAGCAAGAATCTGTTCACCAATAATTGATGCTCCAGATGCTGTAGTTTGACCAGTTGCAGAACCTAATGATTCAGATGCAGCAAAGTTAAAAAAGTCTCCTGTCTGTGAAAAGAATATAGTTTGTGGACTATGATCGACTCTAGCAAATACAAGACGTTGTTGAAACAAAGTAACATGATGTGGATAATTGCTTGTATACCATTGGCCTAGTTTCCAATCTTTTAATCCTGTTGTATATGCTTCTGGTATGTCTGTTTTTACAGTACATGTAGCATCGTTTGTTGATATCGATTGTATCTCTACATGACCCCAATATATTTGATCATTGCCTAATGTGTTTATTCTAAATAAACGTCCTGCATCTGTTGCAGTATTAGTCCATATTCCTGATCCAGATTGCCGTAATGTAATAGTGCTATTTTTCCTATAAAAGTAAGCTTTTACAGTAGGTTTTGACTTTATTCCAAAATCAATAGGCGCACCACCTACTGATTCAGTTAATTTGAATGTATTTGCCGTACATTGAGTTGCGTAATAATCTTGATCTTTAGGATGAGATGTAGTTTGACTTGTTCCAGAAACTTGGATTTTCATTCCATCTTGCAAACCATGGTTTTTGCTTTGAAGAAATGAAAAGTCCTGTAAATTTGTATTTGTAGGTGGAGTGCCAGTGAAATAATAACCATTATCACATTCACCAACCCAACCTAGTTCTCCTGCTGCAGATGGTAATGTTGATGAAGTCGATTGTACTGCAATGGTTCTAGTTGAGGCATCTCCATCTGTTTCTTCTTGTGTTCCAAAATAAGGCCCATCAAAAAAGTCTATATCAGATAATGCCCATGTTGTATCAGCAGTATATTGTAGTTTCTGTGGTTTTACATCTGGACTTACAAGAAATATAAATGCTGCAGACTGAGCAAAGTTAAGTTTATTTATCTTGTCTGCAGTATTGTATGGAGTTGTTAGCTCAAAAGGTTTTGAAGATAGTAATACTTGTGCTCCATCTTTGTAGAATCGGCAATATCCTCTTGAGCTTATTTTGTGTGTACCAGATCCATTGTCACTTAATGCAACAACAGTTGTTGATGCAACATTGGCTGCATTTAAACAAACTTTGAAAGTTGTATCACTAATTTTTAAAACGTGATAATCAACATTTGCACTTACACCATCAGGTAAATCGTCTGCAGATGTTTCTAGCTGAATAACATCGTAACTGGATAATCCATGACCTCCTGATACTGTAAAAAGATCACTTCCATGTGTCACAGAAGTTATTGTGACTTCTGACTGATAATGACCAAACTCTAAAACAAAGTTTTGTGTACTGCTGTGACCTAGCGTAAATGGGACTAATTTGACTGCTGTACCGTTTTTTGTTTGTGCTACGGCATTAGGCTTTGTTCTAGCAACAAACTTTGTTCCTGGCCTTCTTGTTAATCCTCCATTTGGTGTAACAACAAAGTTGGTTATCTCTGCAGAAGATGCTTTATACAGTTCATCATCTGCATAACCTTGAGATTGTGTTGCAATCTGACCACCCCAAAAGTTGGTCTGAGTTTGCGTTACTCTCATTTATACACCAGCAGAAGTAGATGCCGAAAAGGGTTTGAAGTTACCTGAATAGGATCTTTGTCTAGAATCAATCCACTCGTTTGCTTCAATAACTTGTGGAGTACCTACTTGTGAATCTATGGATCGTGCTTCACTTAGAACAGCTTGGTATTTACCTAACATCAAATCTCTAATTTGTGCCTGTCCTGTTAAATCCATTGCAATTTCTGATGCTAATGACATTGCTATTGCCTGAACCAGTTGTGCATCAAAGTCAGAAGTATCATCTCTACTTGTAGGACGTTTAATGTATTTGATTTTGGCAGACGTTGCATTAGTCAGTAAAAAACCTCCTTCTACTTTAAATGGATAATCATATTGATCACTTTCATACAAAGATAAAACTCTTAGTATGTCGGTATTGTCAATGATATAAGCATAGTCAAACTCAAATACTGGAGTTTCTGTGCTTTTACTAAGTTCTTTTCTCCTTGTCATACAATTCCAAGGATGGGAACGAAGGACAGCATCCCTTACATCTTCAAATCTTAACTTACATGCTCTTGCTCGCGCATTTGCATCATCGAAGTCTGTAATTGTTCCATCACCAATATTGTTTAACGCAATATTTGATATCTGAATTGCGGTTGCCATCCTTCTCCTTTACGTCAGTCTAAAGTATAGAAAATTACAGACTTTATCGTGCCTGTAGCATGAGCAGCATCAATATCAACAACGATGTCTGTTCCTGCGTTATCAACACATTCAAAGCCTAAATTGTCTATAGAATCAGATGCAGCTTCATTATAGCCCCAAGACATGCTCAGAACTTTTTTAGCAGTATTCATTGCTGTTGCAGCAATAAACGCTACTAAATCTGCTGAAACTGATGCTCCAGTAGACGAATTAGTATGAGCAGCATATCCAGCACTTAAAGTAACACTAGAACCAAGAGCATCAGCTTGAAGGATGATGTTCCAGACTCTGGCTCCTTTAGGCAATGTTCCAATAACAACTACTGTGCCGTTAGCACCTGTGTTATCAGTAGAAGTATTACCATCTGCTTCGTATGTGTCATACATGACACGCATTCTTCCACCACTTTCTGCTACATCAACCATTTCTGTAGGATTAGTGACTGAAGCTACGCTTTTGCGTTTGTTGTTACCGTATGTAGTTGCCATATCAGATCTCCTTTCTTATTAACCTTGTTTACAAGAAATCTTAACGACACGCTTTTCTTCCAAACGAGTAGCACCAATAGTCATCCGATAGTAGATGTATTGGCTAAATCGTTTGTCGGGTCGTTCTGAGATCCTGGCTACAATGTCCTCCCATACACAAAGGCCAATGCCTCTGCGATGAAAAGCCATGCAGAATGTTGGATCAGCACTTGATCCTTCCTGTGCAGTAGGATCATACGCTGGATGAGTCCCACCTTTCTTAGGAATGAGTTCGGTTCTGATAATGTTAAAACCCATGAATTGATTCAAATCACCAGCGACCAAAGCACGAACTTCATTGAAGTCTGCAC